CTCTACCGCTGTGAAGCTGGAGCCCATGCCGGAAGGTAAGGCCCCTCGGTTCTTGATTGCAGATGGGGATGAAGGCCAGGTGCTTGCACTTATGGTCATCAGCTGCATGGAGTGGTGTTACAAGAGCCACTATGTCAATGGAACAATCAAAGGCAAATCAAAATCGGATGCCATGGACATGATTCCTAACATATTGCAGCCTCCCGCAGCTCTCATTGCAAAAGGTGGATGGACTTCAAAAGAAGGCGACGGCAGTGCTTGGGATACTACGTGCAGCAAACTCATCAGAGATCTGTGCGAGAAACCCATCATCGAGCACATCGCAGCCATTCTGAAGTCCATCATGCATGAACCTGAGCAGTGGACTGATGTGTATGCCAATACAACCACACTCAAAACATTCGTTCTCAAACATAAGCAAAAGATCAAGGATTTGTCTTTTTACGAGAACAGTGTGGTGAAGAAATGGCGTATCCCTGCGCAGCGGAGATCCGGTGAACGTGGTACATGGATTCTAAATACGTGGACCAATCGCGCGCTCTGGACCTGCGCTGTGTGGCAAGACCCCGCAAAGTTTCTCGATCCAACCAAACGGAATGGCATTGACTCGATTGGTGCAAACCGATGGTGGAACGGGATCTTCGAGGGTGACGACTCAGCGATGTCAATGAGCCCAGCTATCACAGACGGCGACGCGTTCTGTGTGCACACCACCCAGTTTTGGGAGAGAGCTGGATTCCACATGAAGTTGATTTTCAACGGTGATAACCTGCTATTTACTGGCTATAGGTTCGCCAAGAACGAGAAAGGCTTCAATGGATTCGCGACCCCTGAGATTGATAGGTGTTTTGGGCGTTCTGGGGTGTCTTGCAGCGGCACTGGAGTGTCAGCCATCAAGGATTACATGAATGGTGACCGCATGTTCGCACCCAAGAAATTGAAAGCCATTAGCAAAGCTGCTGCCTTAAGTCGAGCGTACGAGTTTGCTGGAAGAGTGCCCACGATATCAAGGAAGTACCTTGAGTATTACAACAGTTTGGAAGGCGCA